ACATCATTCTGGTTTCTCTTTAAGACCACGCCACTTGACAACTTTAGTTTTCTTTCCTGCGTCATTGACCCATTTTTTACCATCCCAGTTCGCATACTCAGCGAATGGCCAATTTATAGAAGCATGATCTTTTGCTTCATAGCGACCAACATGAACAGGTTCAATATCACCACCAAACCACTCGGTACATTTAGCATCATGTTCTTCTTGCTCACGCTCTGCTTCTTCATCATGAAAACGATCAAGCAAACAAGTAAAATCTTGAAGTTCCTCAGGCAATGCCTCAAGAGATTCTAAATCCATAGTGTATTCATAACAATCATCATCGCCATCTCTAAACATACCACAGAATGCCATACCACCCTCATGATACTTTGCATCTACTTCCCATTCCTGTTCATAAAGATATTCGTAGATTGTGACTGGTGGTGCCCATGCTGTATCAAATGAAATCCAAATTGTGTTGTCATCTTCACGTTCCCACTCATGAATAGATGCTTCCCATTTGGTTCCCCAATTTTCAACCGACCAACCATAGTCCCAATCACCAGATGGGTTTGGTCGCAAGTGCTGGAATAATTTTTGATTATCTGTATCTGAAAGTGCTGACGCAAGTGCATCAATTTTTGTTTTATCTTCGTGACGTAGAGTCACACTATTATCACACCAATTAGGCATCTTCTTTCCCTTCATTATCTAACTTAATAATACGGACTTCATCATATAAAGTTCCGAGACGTAACATATTTTCTGCGACTTGATCTGCTTCAAGCCAATTATCGCAATGCTCAGTCGACATGATTAGACCTTGTCGATAGGCAACTACTTTATATTTCATCATCATTAAATACACATTCTTTGAAGTGTTAAGCGAGCAAGATGAATAGATTTATGCATCTCACCATTGATTTTAATATTTTTATTGTGACGTATGACAACTGTAATATTTGGAACAGAAAGAGTTGTCGTATCTGGTGTTTTAGTTTTGGTAACTGTGTTTCCTGTTGAGAAGAAAAGAGTTTCCCTCAACTCATCAGATGCCATCTTACGAAGAAAATGATTATTAGCCAAAAGCCAACTCCTGTTCTATTCCTGTCAAGCAAGTTTCAACATGATCACGATTGGTAAGTTTAGTAATGCCTGAACCAATTAACAATGACATGTTAAGTTCGCACTCAGACTCAATGCCATAATGATAGCATAAGCGCATAAGTTCTTCATCGGTGTGGTTCAACCACATTTGTTTATAGATGTTCATGATATAATTATACTCCAAATTAAATTAAATGTCAAGCGGATTTCCGAAAATAACCATAACGCAAACCAAGTAAGAAACACAAGTACTCATCATCGCCTTGTGAACCTTCGGCATCATGAACCCAAGCGATTGCTTGTTCGCGAGTGCGAGCACCAGACTCCATCAACGAAGCCAACTGTGCTTCAAAGCGAACAGCTGCTTCTGATTCGTTGATTTTGCGCTGTGCTTCTTCACGCTGAATAGCATTCGCAAGGATTTCAAACTCTGCTTCAAAGTCAGCGAGTGTCCACGCACTTGTATCGATCCCACGTGGGCGACTACCGTACGCATCCTTGTACATATCCCAATACTGGCATTGTGCTTGCTCAAGAGGGGACATTTCGTTCCAAGATAGCATTTTTGGTTCCTTTTCAATCATCATAAGATAATTATACGTCCAAACCGAATTTATGTCAAGCAAAATGATGAAAAACCCTATTTTTAGTAGGGTTTTGGGCTGTAAAGCGACTTTTGGACGATTTTTAGCGTTTTGGAAGGGGTAAGGGTCGGTCCAGACAGAAAAATCGTCCCTGTAGGGTCTAAAATCGGTCTACAAGGGTCTTTTTTGGGGATTTTAGACCCTATGAGGACTAAAATTACGCTTCTGGAGGGACTTCTTGATGGGGAAAGTAACTATCAGTGAGCATTTCAAGGAATTTTACGGCATCATCATACTCTAAAAAACAACGTGTAAAGAAATCACCACTTATCGTATTAAAACCAGTAAGTAAGATTTGTTTATTTTGATACACAGATGCTTTGAAAAACCAATCACCTTTCAATGCTGGAGCATATGAAAGGATCCTATCGCCGATTTGTACTTTTCTTATTGTCATACAAATATTTAGGGAGACCGAAGTCTCCCCAAACACAATGACAATAAATTTACATCAAATAATAATCTTCTTTACCAACACCACACTCAGGACATTCAAAGTCAGCAGGAAGATCTTCCCACTTACCTTCGGTTTGCTCATCATGTACGTGTCCGCATACTACGCAAATATGTTGTTGATCGTTCATACGGTCTCCAATACTTTTTTATATGCTTCAGCATGACGTTGCTCAACTTTCTTCAATGCACCGAAACGCTGTTTTGCTTTTTCTAGAACAACTTTAAACTGCTCAGCGTGTTCTTTTGACTCAGCTGTTTGTTGTTCCGCTTCTTGTGCTGCGATAATACTACCTTCAGCGATTGCCTCAGCCCACATGCGAGGATACATCTCAGTATACTCATATGTCTCGCCTTCAATTGCTTTTTCTAAACACTCTTTAGTAGTTGGCTTACCAACGATCAGCTCAAGATGACCCCATGCGTGTTTAAGTTCTTGATCAGCTGTGTGTTCAAAGTGTTTAGCAACATCTTCATAACCTTCTTCGCGAGCAATCTTTGCGAAGTAGCGATACTTGATATGAGCCATAGACTCACCAGCAAGTGCTGCTTCTAAATTTTTAATTGTTAATGCCATATTTACCTTTAATCGTTGAGGGGACCGAAGTCCCCTGTTATCATTTAGTTGGGTTTGTTGGCACTTTGCCGTTTACCCAATCCCAATCATCATCTGTCATTGGGATCCAGTTAAGCATTATAATCCCCTATATTGCGAGTGATTAAATACTCTAGTCCAGTGATCTACATCACCAGCTGTTACTGGATTCTTAGAAAGAATAAATTGTTCCAACTGAGACTTCTGTTTAAACAAGTTTGAAATTTTAGAAAAGATAGTTTTCATCTTTGAAAATACCTCTTCTTCAATTCTTCTGCTTGTCTAGCACGAGTTTCTTGGACAACTTCAATGAATGCTATAACAAATCGTTTGATGGCTTTCATTGTTATTCTCCCTCAGTTAGTAACTGCTTTTCACTGCGAGACTTCACTGCGATTTTCTTTGGCTGCTTATGTTCTGGAATCAAACGCTCCAAAGCAATTTTAAGCATACCATTGATCATCTCTGCATCTTTAACTTCAACTTCGTCATTCAATACGAATGAGCGAGTGAAAGCACGATTGGCGATACCTTTGAACAAGAAGTCGTTTTGTTCATCAGTTTTTAATTCTCCACGTACGATAAGTTTACCATCAGCCATTTCGATATCGATGTCTTGTTGACCGAAGCCAGCAACAGCAATCTCAATGGTATAATGATTCTCACCATTCTTGCGAATGTTATATGGTGGATAGTTGGGAATGTTTTTAGTCACATCTTCATGTAGTTTTTGTAGACGAGCGAATGGCTCCTCAAATCCCACAAAGAATTTGTCCATGTCTTTAGTGCCCCAAAATGTGGGGATAAAATCGTGTCCCATATTTTCCTCCTTATTTCTTAGCAAATGCTTTTTTGCCATCGAACGAAGTTGCTGCTGTACCTACTGATGTGAAAAAATCAAAAGTAGACTTAGCAACATTCTTTGCGAATGACGATTGAGCATCGATGTAAGTTTGGAGGGGTTTCTTGAGTTCGTCGTTGGTCACGAATGTGTTGACGAATTGAGTTTTTGCACCAGAAATGGTGTCGATAGTTGTGTTGATACTTGATAACATATTTTCTCCTATTAAGCGAGTTAAATTTAAAAAGATGATATCCCGAAGGCATATCATTTATGCTGGTTACTAGTTCCAGCGACAGCTTGACGTACTGTCAGCTTTACCACGATTCGTACTTAGCGGTCCTAAGGTGAATCCAAATTAGTGGAGGTTCGGGTCTGGTATCCTCCAACCAGTTCCTAGAGTATTACGTCGCGATAGGACTAGGTTCCATCTTTGACGTTCCCATCCCTGGGACATTTTTATTTATATCATAAAACTTCTTCAAAGCAAGTTGTCTTGCTAAAAAAAGTCTAAATTTGACATAATCGCTAAGTTCCTGAGAACTGTCGCATTTTACTAAGCAAGGACGACGATAGGCAACGAAAATATCAATCTCGTCCCAATCGTCATCATCGCTGTCATCTACTTCACTATTACTTAGAAGCTGGAGCTGTCGCTTTTGTGTCCTTGGCAGTAGGTGCTTTACTTTTAGTGGCATCAGCCGATTTCTTGGCTGCGTCCTTTTCTGCTTTAGCATCTACTTTCTTCTCAACATTGGCTTCTGCTTTTGCTTGAGTTTCTTTCTTGGCATGCTTCATGCCTTCTTCTTTCTTAGCAGGTGCTTTCTTTGCTGGCGCTGCTACTGCTGGCTTTGCTTCTTCTTTCTTAGCAGGTTCTGCTGCGAAAGTTACTGTTGCTACTGACAATGCGATAAGTGCGATAAGAGTTTTCATGTTAATTCCTTTTCAGGTGTTTGTGACGATTGCGCTTTTTGGATGGCTTCCCACTGCGGAACTGCTTGTTGACGAATTAATGTAATTAACTCGTGCACCTTTATAAATGGTTGTTCTCCAAGCGCACTCAGGATCACGTCCACATGGTCGGGTGTAAGTTCCAATTTGATTGATGACATAATTTATTACCTTCCTAATAATATAACGCCACAGAGGACGTTTGCGTTGACACAATTAATGATTTTTTTTCTTACCGATGTTATATTTCGGAACAAGTTCCCACTCATCTTTTTCTTTGTATGAGAGGACTTTGATTTGTGACAATGATGCTTGTGGTTCTGCTTCTGTTGGCTTCAACACTTTTAACAAACCCCAATCTTGTAACAACACAGCAACTGTGTTTCTACGCTCAATGTCATTGTTCGTTAGATTTGATTCTTTACCATCTAAAGCGAACAACTCTTTAAAATGCACCAAGAAGTATCTACCTTGCTTGTGCAAAATGTGGCATGACTGGAATAATTTATGCTCTTTACGTGACGCAATACCAATCCTTGTTAAAGTCTCTTTGACCTTAAGAAAGTTGTCTGGTTCTGGGAGTGTCACCTCGAGCATACTATCTGGAGTCCAATCATAGTATACTGTTTCAACATTCATATTCTTCCACCTTTGTCGAATTTTTTTCTTATCATAG